GTTTTGCAAAATATGATGAATTAAAAACTAAGCAAGATGCAAAAAAGGCTGCGGATAAGGCTGCGCTATTGGCTCGACTCGGTTTAACCGAAGATGAACTAAAAACTATTCTCGGATAATGAAACCCAAATTAGTTAAGGCTGCCGAAACTCTTAGAGATCAGGTAAATGCTAACTATCCAGACAGAGATAAAACTTCCGATGGATGGGTGGCAGATGCTCGGCATCTCGCTAGAGGTAACTCGGATCACATACCAGATGATGAATCATGGGTATGCGCCATTGATCTCGACAGAGATTTATACGGAAAGCCAAAACCAGACGTCATGGGCGATCTTGCAGATCAACTTCGTATCGCAGCGCGAAATGGAGATAATCGCATTAAATACATTATATTCGATGGCAGAATCGCATCCAAGATCCTTAACTTTAAATGGCGTCCGTACAAGGGAGCGAATCAGCATCGGCATCACATGCATGTTTCATTCAATAAAAAACAGAGTAAAGCAAATGGCTCACTCTTTAACATCCCTATGTTAGGCGGAAACAAATGAATATGAAGAATCCACTAATCCTTACTGCTGGCGCATTCCTATCAGCATGGGCAGCATCTAACTTCGATGTTGATTATCGCGCCATCCTATGGGCGATTCTCGCTGGCGTATTCGGTTACGCAACTCCAAAGAAGTGAGCGCTACGGAATGGGGTCAAATAATCGCAGCAGCGACAGCGACTCTAACTGGTTTATTTATTGGGTTGAAGTGGTTGGTACGCGGTTGGTTAAACGAATTGCGCCCAAACTCTGGAAGTAGTCTCAAAGATCAAGTAACTCGCTTGGAGACACGCGTAGACAAAATCTACGAATTGCTAACTAAGTAAGTCATACTAATTCCAAGCAAGGGAGATTAATGACTACGCTCGCAGCAGTTCAAGGTGACGGCTGGGCAGTAATTGGCTCAGACAGTCTTTCAACCGATGAAAACGGCAGACCAATTAACATGGCAACGCCTAAGATCGTAAAGAATGGTTCATTCTTAATTGCTGGAGCAGGTTCGGTTCGTGGGTGCAATATCCTGCAACATGGTTGGACTCCACCTAAGCCACGTGGTGATCTAGACCGATTTATGACCAAGACATTCATTCCGTCTATGCGTAAAGCATTTTTGGATGCTGGTTACGACATGAAGCAAGATTCTTCTAATGCACTCCACGATTCCGAATTCCTTGTAATTGTTAATGGCGTTATCTACCCCATATTTGAAGACTATTCGTGGGAGCGTTCACGCGATCCGTTATACGTCTCTGGTTCGGGTGGCGCTTATGCATTAGGCGCACTAAAAACCCAGAATATCGATGATGAATGGTCTGCAAGGCAAGCAATAGAAAAGGCGATAAACATCGCTATCGAATGCGATACCTCAACAGGGGGATCGATTTACTTGGCTTCCCAAAAGGACACACGATGAAACGCACAGTAATTATTCCAGATCTTCAATCACCATATGAAGATACGCACGTATGCCGAAATATCGAATCATTCCTAAAGACATTCCGTCCAGACTCTATTGTGGTTTTGGGTGATGAAATTGACCTTCCACAAATTTCGCGTTGGAGTGAGAATACCAGCGGATGGTACGAACAGACCCTAGCGAGCGACAGAGATTACACAGTTGAACTTCTCTGGTCATTCTTTCAATATGCGAAAGAAGCCCATGTAATCCGAAGTAATCACACAGACAGACTTTACAACGTAATCATGAAGAAGATTCCAGCATTTTTAGCGTTGCCAGAATTGCAGTACCCAAAATTCATGAAGTTCGATGAATTAGGAGCGACATACCACAAGACCCCATATACGGTCGCTGGAAGCGGTTTAAACCGTCTTATAGCCATTCATGGAGACGAACAGGGCATAAACCCTAATGCTGGTCTTACGGCGCTTGGAGCAGCCCGCAGGCACGGTTTTTCAGTTGTGGCGGGTCACACGCATCGCGCGGGTCAGTCAGCGTTTACAGAGGCTTCAGGCGGCAAAATAGGGCGCATTATCAGAGGGTATGACTGCGGACACCTCATGAATCCAAAAGATGCTGGTTATACAAAGGGCACGATGAACTGGCAGCAGGCGTTCCAGATAGTTACCGAAATAGGCAGCCAATACCAAGTAGATATGATTCATATCGAAAAGGACGGCACGTTCCTAGTTCATGGGAAGCGCTACGGCAAGGCTAGATAAATGTGGGCTAAATCACACCCGAAACGCTAGGTTTTGGGTATCACCCGTGCCATGCTTAATCCATGAAGCCGAAAGTATCGGCGGATAGGGAGCAATAATGGTAATCAACTCACTAACGATTCTAATCGTTGCTGGTATTGGTTTAGGCATGTATTTATCTTTTCGGTTGGGTTATGAAATCGGTTACGATCGTGGAATGACTCAGGGTCGCGTAGCGATTCGTAAATACTATGAGCAGGTGCAAAAATGAAGGCATCTGAAGTTTTATTAAGCGCAACCGATGTTATCGGACAGCGTGGAGCAGTCTACGGATCAGCAAGAATCAATCACCAACGCATTTCGGCACGTCTAACGCAACTCCTAGAAATGCCTATAACAGACTGGCAAGCCTGCCTAATGATGGTCGAAGTTAAATTAAGCCGCATTCAAGAATCATCCAATCATGTGGATAGTTTTATCGATTGCTGCGCCTACTTAGCGCTGGCGTGTGAACTTCGCACAGAAGAGGATGAACTGTATGTCTAACATAAAAGAGATCCTACAAATCACAGATAGAAATCGGGCAGTTGTATTTAAGTGCCAGATACAGGCAACAGCGCCATACGATGTTGCTTATTATCAAGGGAAGATGGATGCGTTAGATCACATCTACGCACTACTAACAGAGGGAGAAAAGAGTGTTTAATTTAGAAGATTATGAGACGGTTGCAATGTTGAACCGTTGGTTCGTAGAAAACTATCCTATGGGAAGGACTAACATTGAAATCGTTTATCATGACCCTAAAGAAGGGTTTATCACTTGCAGGGCTGAAGTTTACAGGGATATTAATGACGTTCACCCTGCGACTACTAATATCGCTCATGGATCTAGGGATCTATATAACTCAAACATGCGTAGGTTTTACGCAGAGGATATTGCTTCGTCAAGTCTTGGCAGAGCAATCACGCTCCTTAAAGGCGGACAAACTGCAACAAGAGATGATATGGAAAAGGTAGATACTAATAAGCCATTTGAAAAGCGCTTGGCTGAAAAGATTACTGTTCCAGACGTAAGCGATGATCTCTGGACTACTAAGAAGGTTGATGCTCCTAAAACTTCTGCTGAAGCGGTTGATTTAGTTAAAGACATAATCGGCGCTCAAACAGAAAAGGACATTCCTAATTGTGGACATGGTAAGCCTAGAATCTTGCGTACTGGTACTTCAAAGGCTGGTAAGCAATGGGCTGCGTGGGACTGTGGCTACAAGGCATCTAATTACCAAGTAGGGCAAGAGAAGCCGTGCGATCCAGAGCGAATCTGGTTGGAACTATCACCTAGCGGTACATGGGTACCACAAAAGGGGCGATGATGGGCGAGATGATGATATTTCATGAAGATGGAACTGCTGAAATCATTAGCGCTGAAGGTGATAGGGAGCAGATCGTGATTTACTGCGATTTATGTAATGAGCCAATAGCAATTACAACTAAATTGGGTTGTGATGATGTATTCCTACAATGCATTAAATGCCATGCAGTAACAAATACTAATGGCTAGTCAAGCAAGAAAATATAGAGGTTTCGCAACCGAGCGAGTGGTCGCAGAGTATCTGCGGCAGTTTTGGGAATTCGCTTCGGTCGGTCGCGGAAAAGGTAAGGATGTTCAGAATGTGCCATTTGATGTTGAGGTCAAAGCACGAACTGGCTTCCAACCTAAACAGGTTCTCGCTCAGATAAAAGCGCGCACAGACCAATCTGGGGAGGTTGGTTTCGCCGTACTGAGATTAAACGGACAAGGAGAAGATGCGCGTGAGTATGCCGCCGTTATCCGTTTCGAGGATCTGGTCAATCTATTAGTTAAGGCTGGTTATACCAATATGCCGCCTAATGTGAGAGAATTAGACCCTATACGCTGCAATAAATGCGGTGACTGGATGTTCGAGGGTATGACCTGTCGAACCTGTAAGGGGCTGAGTTCAAATGCCGATATATGAGTTCGAATGCGATGGCTGCGATGCAAATGTAAGATTTGATAAGGAGTTTAAGATCGATGAACCTCATGAACTGGAATGCCCAGTCTGCCAAAACAGTATGCGAAAAGTTTATCAAGCAACACCAACCATCTTTAAAGCAAAAGGGTTTTATAGCACAGGCGGTTAGACACGCCGAGACACGCCCAAAATCCACGCTGTTACTTTACAAAGGCGGTACACTTACAGGGCTAGAGCAGCCGAACTGCTCAGCGCGAACCGTGAAGCGGTTAGTTCGCGCGGTAGCCATCGTTATCGGGATATCTTTATTCTTGCCAATGGCTAGTGCTGTACCTGCGACAATAGATTCTAAACAATCAGCAAAAGAATTCGCTAGATCAATGATTAGTTCTAAAGAGCAATACGTATGTTTAGCAAGACTTTATGGAAAAGAATCGGCTTGGAATCCATCTGCTCGTAATGGCTCACATTATGGAATACCACAAGGTAAGAGCATCTATCTAAAGACTGCAACAGCACAACAGCAGGTAATCTGGGGATTGAATTATATTAATCACAGATATTCTGGAAAACCCTGCTTGGCTTGGAAGCATTGGCAACAAAGGAACTGGCATTGAGTAGTCTTAAAGATAATGGATCAACATCTAAATGGAGAAGGCTAAGAGCCGAAGTCTTACGGCGCGATCAGGAAACATGCCAGTTATGTGGGCAACACGCTACGCATGTCGATCACATCATTCCAAGACGTCTGATTAGTGGTAATCTTGCAGACGATATGTCTAATCTTCAAGCGTTGTGTAAACAATGCAATCTATCTAAGGGGGGTCGGAATGACGCGGGTGGGTGGCGCCCGAGTCGAACAGCGGGAGGATGTGGGGATGCTGCAGGTTGGCGGTGGTCCTGATCTCGCTGAGGAAGCGTTCGGCGCCGATGAC